GCCGAGATCCGGCAAGGGCTCGGCCTGCTGCGCGGTGAGCTGGCCAAGCTCAAGCAGCAAAGCGCCAGCGCGCTCAGTGGCCAGGGCAATGCGTTCGCGGATGGCATGAAGCGTGCGCGCACGGAGTTGAAGGCGTTCGCGGCCACCTACGTGTCCCTGCAGGGCATCCGGGTGCTGGCAACCATTGCAGACGAGGCCACGCAGTTGCGTGGCCGCCTGCGTGAAGCCAAGGGCGATTACGCCGCCATCCTGGCGCTTGCGCAGCGCACCCGCACGGGCCTGTCCAGCACGGTGGACCTGTACGCGCGGCTGGAGCGCAGCACGCGCGGCCGGATCAAGGACACCCAGCAGCTGTTGGGCTTGACGGAGTCCGTCAATCAGGCCGTGAAGCTGAGTTTCACCAGCCAGGCCGGCGGCGATGCCGCGCTGTTCCAGTTGGGGCAGGCGCTGTCCTCCGGCGTGCTGCGCGGTGAAGAACTCAACAGCGTGATGGAGCAAACCCCGCGCCTGGCGCAGGCGATTGCCGATGGCATGAACGTGCCGATCGGCAAGCTGCGCGAGATGGCGAAGGAAGGCAAGCTCACATCCGAGGTGGTCATTGCCGCGCTGCAGTCGCAGGCCGGTGTGCTGGCAGCCGAATACGAACGCCTGCCGCAGAGCATCAGCGGCGCATGGACGCAGCTGCGCAACAGCGTGGTGGATTACGTGGGCGAGGCAGACGCCGCCACGGGCGTGAGCCGCAGCGTGGCGGATGCCATTGGCCTGCTGGCCCGGAATCTGGGCACGGTGATCAGCGTGCTGGTGAAGGCGGCCACGCTGTGGGCGGCGCACGCGCTGCTGTTCCGCGCGTTGCCGGCGCTGTATACCGCCGCAGCCGGTGCGCTGGCGGCATACAAGGCGCAGGTGATTGCCACCACGGTGGCGCACGAGCTTGGGATTGTGGCCGCCACCACATGGGCCACGCGGCTGAAGGCGGCGGCGGGCATTGTGCTTGCCGCGTTCACCGGCTGGCAGATTGGCAGCTTCCTGCGCGAGCAGTTCGAGGAAGTGGAACTGGCGGGCATTGCGTTGGCCAGTGGCATGCACGCCATTGCGGTGCAGATCCGCGGCTTCTTCGAAAACCTGGGCGTGCGCATCAAGCTGGCCATGGCCGATGCGCTCAACGGCGTGCTGGGCATTGTGGGCCGGATGAACAGCGCCATCGTGGGCGTTTTGTCCAAGCTGCCCGGCCCGCTGGGCGCGGCATACGCAAAGATTGGCCAGCATTCCCAGCGCTTCCTCACGGGCCTGAAGCTGGACACGCGGGCCATGTCCGCAGAGGTCTCTGCGGCCAACCAGCGCTTGGCCAAGGATGTAGCCCAAGTGCGCGCCGGTTACGCGGCACTGGCGGATGCCGCCATTGCGCGCCGGAATGCAGCGAAGGCGGCCGGCGGTGGTGGTGGTGGCGAGGCTGCATTCACGCCTCCCACGCCGCAGGAAGACCCTGCCACGCCTGAAGGCGAGACGGCCCGTAACGGCCCCGGCGGCGTGGCGGCGCTGGAGGCGGCCAAGGAACAGGGGAAGGCCACCGCGGACGTACTGGCGCTGGCGCTGGATCAGGCAGACCGCAATCTGGCGGCGCTGGCGCTTCGCTTCGAAGACGGCATGCTCAGCATTGCCGATTACTTCCAGCAGCGCGCCGCGCTGGAGCAGGAAGTCATCGACCTCAAGCTGCTGCAGTTGCAGGCGGAACTGGAGACGGCGACCAGCCTGGATCAGCAGGTCCGGGCGCTCACTGAGATCGAGAAGCTGCAGCGCGACCGGGCGGAGATCGGGCCGCGCGCCGCGCGTGAGCAGGCCAAGGCCGAGAAGGAAGCCGCGCAGGCGGCGCAGCGGGCGCTGGAGGAAGCGAACGCCGGGCAGATCGAGGCCGCGAACCAGGTCCGGAACTTGGGCTTCGAGTCGATCCGCGGATTCTTCACCGACATGATCAACGGCGCGAAGTCCTTCAAGGATGCGTTCAAGGACATGGTGCGCAACTTCGCCGCCGGCCTTGCGCAGATGGCGGCGGAAGCGCTGGCCAAGAACATCGCCGGCCTGCTGTTCGGTAATGGCAAGAATGCGGGCAGCGGCGGCAGCAACGGTGGCGGGCTGCTGGCCGGCTTCGTCAACTTCCTGGGCGGCCTGTTTGGTGGCGGTAGCGCGAACGGCAATGTGTTTGCCCGGAGCGGCCAGCTGCGAGCATTCGCCAAGGGCGGCGCCTTCGCCGCCGGCCTGGGTGCGATCACCGCCTTCGCCAACGGCGGCGCCTTCACCAACAGCATCGTCGACTCGCCCACGCTGTTCGCGTTCGGGCAGGGCGGCCAGTTCGGCGTGATGGGCGAAGCCGGCCCCGAGGCGGTGATGCCGCTGACCCGCGGGCCCGGTGGCCGGTTGGGCGTGGATGCGCATGGCGGGGCGGGTGGGCGCCCCAAGGTCACGGCCATCCTGGCCATGGGTGACCGCGCCGTGGCAGATGCGATCGCCGGCGCCGCGGGCGAAGAGGTGGTGCTCACCCACGTGATGAACAACATCGACCGGATCCGGGGCGCCTGATGCCGCTGCCGGTCTGGGATCACCGCCAGGGCCACGAACTGCGGCACACGCTGACGTTCCTCACCGACGTGCTGCCGGCCGCCACCGCGTTCGAACAGCGCCGCAAGCTGCGGCCGTTCGGGCCGCGCCACCGCATCCAGTCCACGTTCGTGGTCTCCGCCCGGCGGCGGCAGCAGATGGAGATGAAGCTGGCGCGCCACGCTGGCGGTGAGTGGGAGTTGCCGCTGCCGATGTTCGGCCAGGCGCTGGGGGCGTTGCTGGCGTCCGGCAGCAGCAGCATCCCGGCGGATACCGTGGACCGCGGCTTCGTGGCCGGTGGCCGCGCCCTGCTGGGCGATCCGGACAGCGACGTGCGCGAGCTGGTGACCATCAGCGCGGTGGCGGCGGATACGCTGACCCTGTCCGCGCCCACCACCACGGCGTGGCCGCTCGGGACCATGCTGTACCCGCTGCGGCGTGCGCGTCTGACCGCCGCGCCGGAACTGCCGCGCTTCACCGGGCTGGACACCTACGGCGAAGTGGAATTCGAACTCACCGAGCCGCTGGACTGGCGCACGTTCACCTGGCCGGTCACCTACCGCGGTGCGCCGGTGATGACGCTGGCGGTGGACTGGTCGCAGGACCCACTGGTGACCCTGCCGCGCACGCTGGCAACGGTGGACGTGCAGACTGGCGTGCAAGCGGTGTACGACCTCCCCGACGTGCCGCTGGGCGGCCTGCAGGTGGTGTACACCGCGGTGGACCGCGCCGCCATCGCGGACCTGTACGCGCTGCTGTACGCGCTGGCGGGCCGCCTGGCGTCCGTCTGGGTCACCAGCCTGGCCCGCGACTTCGAACCCGTCGCCAGCGCCGGCAGCGGCGCGACCTCGCTCGATGTCGAAGCCTTCGGCCTGGACGATGCCGACCTCCCCACCACGCGCCGCGACATCCGCATCCAGTTCGCGAATGGCAGCGTGGTCTATCGCCGCATCACCAACGTGACCACGCCCAGCGCGGGTGTGGAGCGCATCACCCTTGACAGCGCGCTGGGAACCGCGATCACCCCGGGCGACGGCACGGTGATCAGCTGGCTGTGGCTGGCGCGGCAGTCGGCGGACGTGAACGCGCTGGGCTACTGGACGGGCGATTGCATCGAGACCTCGCTGCAGTTCGAGGGCGTCAACCATGACCTCTGAAACCCGCGAGTACAGCGCCGAATCCGGCGCGCCGATCACGTTCTTCCGCTTCACGCGGGTGAACGTGCACTGGTACTACACCGACGCGGACCGCGCCATCGTCTACGGCGGCAACACCTACACCCCGGCGGCGATCAGCCATTCGGAAATCACCGACGGCGGCGACAGCGGCAAGATCAGCATCACGATCACCATGCCGAAGGACTTGCCGGTTGCCGGCAACTGGTCGCCGTGGCCGCCGCAGGACACCATCGTTTGCACGATCATGACCCAGCATGCCGGCGAGACCGACGTGCTGGTGGACTGGATTGGCCGCGTGGTGCAGCCGCGCATCAGCGACAGCACGCTGACCCTCACCAGCGAACCCACCGCGACCACCGCCAAGCGCGGCGGCAAGGGCCGCAAGCTGCAGCGCCAGTGCGACCTGGTGCACTACGGCCCGCTGTGCGGCGTGGACCCGGCGGGGCATGAACTGCCGGCCACGTTGAGCGCGGTCTCCGGCTTCGACCTCACCGCCACCGCGTTCCTGTCCTTGCCCACCGGGCGGCTGGCCGGCGGCTACATCGAATGGGTGCGCCCGGACGGCCTGACCGACCGCCGCAGCATCGATGCCCACACCGGCAGCACCATCACGGTGGATTACGGCGCGGAGGATTTCGAGATCGGGTTGGCGGTCAGCGCCTACCCCGGATGCGCGCACACCGATGAGGACTGCGATGGCTACTTCGACAACCTGCTCAACAACGGCGGGTTCAAGTGGATTCCGAAGCGCAACCAGTTCGACGGGAACCCGAACCGATGATCGCCCTGGCGCTGCAATATTCCTTCGACGCACTGCCGTTCGTGCTGCTGCTGGTGCTGATCGACGGCCTGCTGTCGCCGCGCGGGCGTCGCCCCGGCGCGCAGCTGCCGATCGCGAACATCCTGATTCAGATCGGGATCACGATCCTCGCCAGCATCCTCAGCCGTGCACTGGCTCCGAAGCCGAAAGCCCCGGAGCCGCAGAAGGCGGACATCCCCGAGGTGAAGGACGGCAAGCGCGTCATTCGCATCTACGGCGCGAACTGGATCACGGAACCCGGGCAGCTGGCGATGAAGCAAGTCGACCCGCCGGACCCGATCAAACAGAAGGTTGGGAAGAAGGGATGATCGTGCGCGTTCACCACCTGCGGCTGGTGCGCGGCTTCTCCGCGCGTTCGGGCCTGTGCCACAAGGGCGCACGCGCATGGTTCGCGCAGCGCGGCTGGGACTGGTCTGCGTTCGTGCGCGACGGCATCCCGTCCGACACGCTGCTGGCCACCGGCGATGCCTTCGCCATCGCGCTGGTGCAGGCCGCGCTGGCCGCGGAGGCCACGCCATGAGCCTGAAGCCGAAAGCCCCCACCATCGGCTACCACTACAAGTGGGCCATGCACTTCGCCTGGTGCCGCTTCGCCGACACCCTGCACAAGATCGACGCCGGCGCGAAGATCGTCTGGACCGGCTGCATCCACGAAACCGGGCAGATCGTCATCGCCGCGCCCGAGGCCTGGGGCGGCGAGAAGGCGGAAGGTGGCGTGGAAGGCACGATGGACGTGCAATTCGGCCTGGCCGACCAGCCCGCGAACAGCTACCTCGCCGCCACCTTCGGCGAGCCGCAGACCGGCAACCGCAACGTGGTCACCACCGTCTACCGCGGTGGCCGCTACGGCGCGTTTGTCCCCAACCCCAAGCCCATGCACATGCTGTGGGAGTGCATCCACGCCATGTGGCCGGGCGGGGAGGCGTGGTATCCGGAGACGGCGGCGATTCCGCTGGCAGGTGGTGGTGGCGGCGGCTATCTGTTGGTGACCGGCTCGGCACCCGTGCCGGGGGAGGCGATGTTCGTTGAGGCCGCGGCGCAGGCTGCGCTCTCGTTTGTCGGCATCCCGCAAGCCGCGGGCGCGGACATACAGGACGGCGCGCCGGGTTACTACGATGGCGCGTGGGTGGTGGTCGGCGACCACGACGCGCGGCTGTCGACCGACAACCGGCAGACGTGGGTGTCGATCAACAATGACCGCACCGCGTACCGCGTGACGGGCGGCCCCGAGGGGTGGCTTACGACGGGCGGCGGTGGCCCCGTGGGCGAGTATGATCATACCGGCAAGGCCAGCCCCATCGCCGCCGGCTTCGACTCCTACGCATTCGTCGCCGAATACCCGCCCGGGACCACGTTCCGCGCGCACGGCGAAGAAGCAGTGATGTGCCGCTACACGGGCGGTTTTTACTGGATCGATGTCGGCGCGCTGGGCGAGCTGGTGAAAACCGCAACGCTGGGCGATCCGCTGCAGTTGGTCTATAAGTTTCCCAGCAACGCGGACGCGGCGGCATTCTTAGATATCGAGGTCGCCGGCGGCTATGTGTATGCCGTTGCCGCGTGGAACCGTATCACGCCGCGGCATCAACTGCGCCGGTCCAGCGACGGCGGCGCGACCTTCCCGGATGTGCTGATTGACGAGGCGACGACCAGCACATATTCGCCGCGATGGATACAAGTCGGCGGCGATAGAATCGTGGTGCTGTCGTGGGACTCGACTCACATGTGGACCAGTGACGACGGTTTCACAACGCCGCGCCCCACGGGGATCGGCGGCGATAGGCCAGGCACAGTCTACGTCACGAACGCCCGCCGGTTGGCGTATTCCGCCGGGCGTTTTTTCGCGGTCAGCGGCCCGAACGCGGGAACGCCGGAAATCGGTAACAGCTGCGTGGCCACCGTCGACGGCATCACGTTCGGCTCGCCTGCGGATACCGGCGTTGCCTCGCTGATCGGCATCGCCGCATCGCCCCCGATAGCCCCCACCTGCACCATCAACGCCATGAACCCCGCCCACATCATCTACGACGCCCTCACCGGCGAAGAGATGCAGGGCGAGCCGACCGGGCTGATCGATGAGGCCAGCTTCATCGCCGCGGCGGACACGCTTTACGCGGAAGGCTTCGGGCTGTGCACCACGTACGACAGCGACCAGGAATCGCCGTGGGACTTCATCCAGCGCATCTGCAACGTGGCCGGCGCGGCGTGCAGTCAATCGCGCATCACCGGCCTGTACTACCTGGACCTGATCCGCAACGACTACGACATCGATGATCTTCCGATCATCACCGACGACGACATCATCGAGTGGCAGGAAGAAGCCACCGTGCCGGCGGAGATGGTCAACAGCGTGGCGGTCACCTGGTACGACGTGCTGAACAAAGAGGAACGCACCACCGCGCCCATCGTGGCACTGGGCCATGTGCGCACCAGTGGCGAGGTGATCCCGCAGACCAGCGTCTACAAGGAGATTCCGTTCGAGGACATCGCCCTGCGCTGTGCGAAGCGCGATGTGGATGGAAAATCCAAGCCGCTGCGCAAGTTCAGCCTGACCGTGCAGCGCAAGCACCGGTTCCTGCGGCCGTCCATGCCGTTCCGCCTGCAGGCGCCGAAGCGCGGCATCGCTGACATGGTGTGCCGGCTGGGCCAGATCAGCCACGGCGTGCACCTGGACGGGCGCGTACGCATGATTGCGGTGCAGGACATCTTCGGCCTGCCGGATGCGGTGCACATCAGCCCGATCACCCCGCCCACCGACAGCACCGATCCCACCGCCGCCGATCTCTCCATCGCGATGGAAGCGCCCTACGTGGAACTGGCCGGCAGCCTGAGTGCGACCGACCTTGCCGCCGTGGGCGAGGAAACCGGCTTCCTGCTGACCGGCGTGTCCGCGCCCACGCGCGGGCAGCGCTACGCCATCTACAGCGCGCTGCCGGCGGAGACGCTGGAACGCCGCGCCTATGGCGACTTCGCCCCGCACGCCACCACCACGGCCGCCGTGCTGCCGCTGGATACCGAAGTCGGCCTGGCCACGCAATCGCTGCCAGAGCGCATCGAGGTGGGCGACTGGGCGCGCTGGGAGGATGAAATCATCCGCGTGGACGGCATCGCCGCCGGCATCCTCACGATGGGCCGCGGCTGTGCCGACACCGTGCCGGCCGCGCACGCCGGCGGGTCCACCATCCTGTTCATGGGCGCATGGGGCGGCACCGATGCCCGCGAGTACGCCACGGGCGACGTGCTGGCGGTGAAGCTTCCGGTGAACAGCGGCAGCGCCGAACAGCCGCTGATCGACGTGGACGAACTGGAAGTCACCTTCGCCCAGCGTCAGGTCCGCCCGTACCCGCCCGGCAACCTCACCCTCAACGGCGAGCCGTTCTATGCCAGCGGATCGATTGTGGTGGCCCCGCCGTGGGGTGGCGGTGGCAGTGGCGGTGGTGGGGGCGGCGGCAGCGGCCCGGGCGGTGGAGCGCCGGGCGAGGACCGCTACCTGATCTATACCCCGGACAGTCTGCCGGCCAGCCGCAGCGTCGGCCCCAACGGCGGGTTCCCGGACCCGCAGAATTTCCCCTACCCGCCGCCGGCCGTGTTCGGATCGAACGTGATTCCGAACGGCGATTTCGCCGATGCCGGCGACCTGGCCGAGTGGACGCTGCGGGACTGGACCGCGCTGCCGGCACTCACGTGGACCATTGATACCGGCAAGCTGCGCTACCAGGGCGACCCGAACGCCGACGGCGGATACCGCAGCACCATCGCGGCGCGGAATGCGAATTTCACGATGGGCGCTGCGCCGTTTCCGATCTACCGCGCCCACGTGTCCGCGAAGGCGCGCACGCTCACGCCGTCCACGAAAGCGCAGGTGGGCGTCATCGTCGCCGGGACCGGCGTTGGCGAGTTCCTCTCAACGCCGGTTGAGGTTTCGAGCGAGCAAACCATCAACTTCGAGATGGACATGCCTTTCGCCGCATTGAGTGGTGGCGTTCGCCTGCAATATCCATCGGTCCGGCCCATCATCAAGATCACCACCGACGAGGGCACCAGCGCGATCTGCACGCTGGACGATGCATCGCTGGAGTTCGAGGACATCGCGCCCGCGTTTACCGAGATTTTCCCGACCGGAATCGACCTGACCGGCGGCGACACGGACTGGGATTCCTGGCCTGTCGACCCCTACGCGCCCACCTACGCGTTCAGTGGCGGCACGCTGACCGTCACGGTGGGCGATGGCTACATCCCCGCGAAGTACTTCGCGCTGAAGGAAGCCATCAGCAGCTTCGACACGCCGGGCCAGTACATCCGCATCGAAGCGGAGGTCTGGAGCAACGACGAGATCGACTCCTTCCACTGGACGTTCGGCGGCGTGATGCTGGGCCTGGCCAAGAAGACCGCGGCGGGCTACCAAGTGCTGAGCAGCGGGCTGTGGCGGCGCGGTGATTTCACGCTGTCGACCGCGTGGCTGCGGCTCTACGCCGCGCCGGAAGTGGGCGAGACCTGGCACATCCTGATCGGCCTGCGTGGCCATGCGGCGAAGGTGGCGAAGGTCCGCGCCGTGCGCGCCTTCCGCAGCGGAGTGATCGACTGATGCTCACCCTCACCTGGCAAGACCACCACCGCACCCTGCAGGCCGATCAGCTGATCGCCTACGACGACGGCGACACCGGCCGCGAAGACGGCCAGCAGACCGTGGTCGAGTGGCGCTTCGGCCCCAGCAGCACCGGCCCGTGGGGCGCACCCACTACCAACATCGTCACCGCCCCGCAGATCGCCACCTATGACCCGCCCGGCGACGGCTGGGTGCAGGTCACCTGCTACAGCATCCGCGACGGGCTGGTCAGCTGGCAGGCGCACGTGGGCGTGGCGCTGGTGGTGGGCGGCGACTTCTACGTTCCGGGCAACCGAATCACCGACGCCGGCGACCGGCGCATCACAGACGCGGGCGATGTCCGCGTGACGGAGTAACCACATGGCAGACAACAAGATCAGCGACCTCGCCGCGCCCGGCCCCCTCACCGATGCCGACCTGCTGGAACTGGAGCAGCCCGGCGAAACCGCAGGCGTGCGTAGCCGAAAACTCACGCTGGCAGGGCTGCTGGCATGGGTGGTCGGGAAATTCACCGAGCCGGCCACCGCGCTGACCATCACCAGCGGCACGATCACGCTGGACTTCGCCGGAAAGAGCCGCGCGAGCTTCACCCTCGCGCTGACCGCGAACGTCACCACGGTGAACTTCAGCAACCTCGCCGGCGCCGGCCTGGTGACCGAGTTCGATCTGGAGATCACCCAAGACGCCACCGGCGGCCGCACCTTCGCCCTGCCAGCCGCACTGAAGGCGCTGGGCGGCAGCGACACCGCCATCGCCAGCGCCGCGAACGCCGTCACCGTGCTGAGTGCCAAGACCTTCGACAACGGCACCACCTGGCGCTATGCGATGCAGGAGAGTGCGTGATGCTGCGGCGGGTGATGTCTGCGGGGGTGACCGGGTGGCCCGATGGCGGGTCCGACGCGGATTGGGCGAGTGTCGTCGCGCTACTGAATTTCCAGGGCGCGCACGGCAGCACCACCTTTATCGATGCCACGGGCAAAACATGGACCGCCGAAAGCGCCGCGAAAATCGAGAATGGCGGCGGAGAATCCTATGGCGTGTTCGACGGGATCGATGACCGCATCAGCACGCCGGACAGCGCGGATTTCAATTTCGGCGCGGGCGATTTCTGCATCGAGGCGATCATCACGCCTTCGGCTGATTCGGATCAAGTCCGGCACATTGGGGGGCAGCACGGTAGCGCGCCGGGGATGTGCTGTCACCTGTACACCTACGGCACGGCCACCGGCATGGCGGCAGGCACGGCGGCAACCGGAGGATACGACGCGGGCTTCGATCTCAGCGGCGGAACCGGCGCAACGGCCGGCACGCGGGTGCACGTTGCACTGACACGCAGCGGGAACGTGTTTCGTGCGTTCCTGGATGGCGTGCAGGTCGCCACCAAAACCGATTCCCGGACGCTGTTCAACAGCACGAAGAATTTCTTCGTGGGCGGCAACGATCACGCATCGAAACAGGAATTCACCGGGAAAATTCACGCGCTGCGGGTCACCAAAGGCGTGGCCCGCTACACCGGCACCTTCACCCCGCCGACGTGGCCGCTGCCGACGCACGCATAGGTGCGCGGGGGTCCAGGTGCGTGTAGCGCTTCAGCGTCGACCAGCTTTCGTGCAGGGTGAACTGCACAACCTCGTGGATGGCATAGCCCATCTCGAATAGCCGGCTGGTCGCCTCGTGCCGCAGGTCGTGGAAGTGCAGATCCTCGATGCCCAGCACCTTCATTCCACGGGTGAACGCCGCGCCGATTGACCGCGGGTTGTGCGGGAAGATGCGCGGGTCTTCGGTGGCGGTGCCGTCCGCGTGGTGGATCATGGTCACCGGCGTGCGCTCGATGATCGCCCATGCTTCGTCCGGCAGCCGGAAGTGTTTGTGGTTGCCGATCTTCTTCCGTGGGTGCTTGACGTCCCGCAGCAGCGCGGTGCGCTTGGCCGGCTCCAGGTCCGCCCATAGCAGCCGGGTGATTTCCTCCTCACGCCTGGCCGTGGCCAGCGCGAAGCGGATGATGTCGCCCATCGGGATCGGCCCGCGGCGGTCATCGAAGAACGCCAGGATGATCGCCTCCTCCCCCGGGTAGTCGCCGTGCGCGGCCTTCAGCCTGCGCTCGCGCGTCTTCGGCTTCGCGATGGTGCGTTCCTGCCGCAAGAACTCCGCAGCCTCCTCCAACGCCTGCAGCGGCACCGGCACGCGCAGCTTCGCCGCGATCGACTTGAACACCTGCCGCAGCCAAATGATGTCATTGCCCGCCGTGGCCGGCCCCGCGCCCGCATCCCGCCGGCCGTCGATGTAGTCGATGAAGTCGCTGGCCGACATCCGGTCGGCCCGCTTCAGCGCCAGCGCGCCCAGCTTCAGCCGCGCCAGATCCGCTTTCTTCGTGCGCCCCCAAGGCTCCTCCGGCCGCTCGCGCCCCTCATACCAGGCCACCATGTCGCCGATGGTCATGCGCACGCCCACGGTCTCCCCGCGGGCGCGCTGGCCTTCCAGTTCGGCCTCGCGCCTGCGCA